AGAAACGCTCGACGGGTTCCCGCTGGCGGTGTGGGACGATTCCCTCGAAACGGCAGCGGAGCAGTCGGCTCGAAAGGCACAAGCTGAAGCTCGTAGGCAGGCTGAGAAGGCTGCTCGTGCAGCGCTCCCGAAGGGCAAGTCGAAGAAGGCGTTGCAGGCTCGTGAGGCGTTTGAGAAGTCTCTGAAAGATCAGAAGAAGGCAGCGAAGAAAGCGGAGCAGCAGCTAGCTCGCTCACGCGGCCGGATGACTAAGGCTGCCCAGGAGAAGGGCTACGTTCCGGTGGACACACCGAACGGCCGCATCTGGATGCCTGAAGAGGTGTCCGTTGAGCTACGTCAGGTTCGAGATCTTCTCGTCAACGATGCGGACCTTGCCAAGCTGAATCAGTTCTTGGAGAACTGGTCCCGTACCTGGGGTGGCTGGGCCACCTCGCCACTCATCGACGGTATCGGCTTCCACTCCCGTAACGCCACCGGCAACATGATGCTGAACGCCATCAAGGGCATCGTGAACCCGGCGACGTACGCCCGAGCCGTTGCTATCCAGCGCAAGATGTACCGTGCCCGTTCAGCAATGAAGAGACAGAACCTGTCCTTCGAGGATGCGATGGACAAGGTCGGGATGAGTGCCCGGCAGAAGGCGTTTGCTCGGCAGGCCCGCCAGTACGACATCATGGGCGCTGGCTTCTTCGACGACCTTGCTCTTGACAACAACACGTCACGGCTGTGGGACATTCTGGGCGAGAACAAGGCCATGACAACTGGTCGCGCGTTCGGCTCGGCTATCGAGCACAACGCCCGCATGGCCCACTACATCCACATGATCGACGAGGGCCTCCCACCGGCGGACGCTGCCCGCTCCGTCCGACAAACCCTGTTTGACTACTCGGACCTGACAGCGGTCGAGCGCCGCATCCGGTACCTGTCCCGGTTCTACACGTTCATGCGTAAGAACACCGGGTACCAGCTGTGGGCGCTCGCTCACTACCCGGGCCGTGTGGCTCAGCTCGAATCACGAGTAGAAAGCGGCGTAGATCTTGAAGGCGTTCTCGGGTTGCAGATGTCTAGCTACGCTGCTGAGCGTGGCGATACGTTCCTTGACCCGTTCGGATTGAAGGGCGCTACCGCCCAGATTGACACCCCGTTTAGTGCAGCCGCTGAGACGCTGCGTCCGTTGCTGTTGCTCGGTGCCGAAGCGGCAGGACAGCAAGACGTCAGCGCTGAAGAGTACGCAACGTCGCTCATGGGGCTGACGTCTGGTGGTCCACGGGCCCTCGCTGACATGATCTACGAGCGGGCACTGGGAGTCGATCCGTTTACTGGCGCACCCGCTAAGGGAGGCAACGAGCGGTTCTTCATGGACTTCGCTGACGTCATCGTTGGCCCTGCGTGGTCGTCGCTTGACCGTGCCGTGCAGCGAGCTACCCGTGGCGAAGGTCTCGGACCACTCGGCAACGAGCCGTCTCGTATCGCAGAGATCGGTGCTGGCGAAGACGCTGCGTTGATTCCTGAAGTCATCATCTTGTCGAACATCATCGGCCTCAACGTCGCCCCCTACGGCGACGAGAACGTCATCTCAAATATGTATGCGATGATCGAGCAGACCGACAATCTGCTGAAAGACATCGAGGGTGCACCAACCATCGACCAGCTACGCCGCAACGGCATCCTGCCGCCAGCTCCCAGGTCCCCGTCTCGTGCCGAGTCTGTCCGCCTTCAGGAACAGATTGCAGAGGATCAGGCCGCTGGGCTGGACACGACCCTGCTGGAGGAACGCGACCAGCAGGCGCTGCTTGACGAGCAGGAGCGGGGCACGATCATCGACGAGGAGACCGGCGAGTACACGACCCGCCTCGGCCGTCTTTCTGACTACTCGCTGTCAGCTTCTCTGTTCGTGCTCGATGCCGACGGCAACCCTAGCCTCGACGAAGACGGCAACCCGAAGCCATCGCAGGGCAAGCTCGCCAAGGTGTTGTACTCGATCGACAACCCGGGCGATGCGTTCCTGGACGACGACGGCACACCGTTCGACGAGTACGACATCCCGGTTCGTTGGTACGATGCTTCACAAGCAGAAGTGCTGGAGTGGGCCAGGCAGGTCGGGGCGCCGCTGTCCGAGCGGGGCAACGTCATTCTGGCGACGCAGAACGCCTGGAACCAGACGTTCCCGGACAACCCGTACTACGGCGAGACGAATGTGATTGACCGTGTCCTCGGCGGGCTTGTCCCGATCCAGGGCATCTACACGTTCGTTGACGATCAGGGTCAGACGCAGGAAGTGCGGGGCCCGGTGTCCGCCGCCGAGATCCTCGGCACGACGCCGCAGGTCCGGTCAGGACCGGCCGCACTGTCCGACGGGGACTCGCCCAGCTCCATCATGGGGATCCTCGGCGGGTAACGCAGAAGAGCCGGGCCCGTGGCCCGGCTCTCCGCAGATACTGCACCTCCTCTCGGAGGCTACTGGCAGCTATCGCAGACGTCTGGGTTCTCGACCCCGCACACGATGGGTTCGTCGTCATCGACGTCCATCACGAAGTCGAACTCGCCCCGGTACTCCGCCAGCGCCTCGGTCTCGTTGGTTTCCGTCGGAGCCATCAGTCAAACGCCCCCGCCGTGTTGGGAGGGCCGACCCGCTTCGAGGCGAGGGAGGTAAGGAGGCTGAGCACGGCGCCACCGAGGCCGTACAGCCACGGTTCGGGATCGAGGAAGAAAGTCAAACTGACTTCTGCTTCCAGCACGTTCTCGGCACCGACACGTAGGATCACGGCTTGTGCGAAGGTCTTGACCGCCCGCTCTGCGGCGTCTACGCCCCAGGTGGACCAGCGTTTCAGGTAGAGGTTCATACCCCTCAGCCTATCAGAAGTACCGGCTGCCTAGATCCATCGGCACTGCGTGTGCTTCTGCCCCTTCGAGCACCACACCGCACCCGACGATCGGCTTAGCGGAGTACACGATGCCGTAGGCCATCGCCGCCGAGTGGGCGTCCACGCCGCACCCGGTCTGGAGCCCGAAGACCCGAATGTTCGAGTTGGCGTGGTACCAGGCACCCAGCTGGGAATGGTGGTGGCCCTGAACAACGGATCGGAACTCGGCCATAGCGTTCTTGAACGCCGCCTGCTGACCGCCCTTGGCTTTGTCGCCGTGCCGGTAGATGACACCGTCGATCTCTAGGTCGTCGTAGCGGGGACGCCATTCCCAGCCCGGCGTGTCCCACATGGCGGCCGGGTCCTTGAGCAGTTCGGGAAAGATGCCGACCTCTTCGGCCCGTCGCCACGGCAACGCACCGTGGTTGCCGAGGGTAACCTGAGCTACCGGGAAAGCATCCACCAGATGTCGCAGCTGTTCCTTTGCTGCATGATATTCTTCTTCGGGAGTTTGCGGGGTGAGCGGCGTGCGATGGTAGCTGATAGCCGCCCAGTCCACCACGTCTCCAATGTGGACCACTCGGTCACAATCGTATCTTTCGTAGGTTTCTTGCAGGAACTCGACGTAGCCGTCGAGCATCACCGGGCAGTGGGTGTCACCGATGATGAGCACCCGGTTCTTGCCGGTGGGGTTGTCCGCCTTCGAGAGGCGGTGTCGGAATGTCGAGTAGGCCATGCCTGCCTGTTCGGCGGCGGCCTTGATTGTGCCCAGCTCATGGACGAGCTGAGCGCATTCGTTGGGGGTCATGTCACTCATTGACGCTCCGGTGTCAGAAGACGATGTCTTCGAGTTTGGTAATCCGTCGATCGTGGTCTTCTAGGGTGGTGTCTTGCCGGGCGGAGCGCTCGGCCACGTCTTCTCGCAGGATGTACAGGTCATCGTGGAGGGTGTCGTGCTTGTTCGACAGTCCCCGCATCCACGCCATCGCTCCGACCAGGAACGGGGTGAGGGTGCCGAGGATAGCGAACAGCAACTCGGTGTTGGTCATGTCTTCAGTCGCTCTCTGAGCTCCTGAAGCACCTGCTCCACGATGTTGGGAAGTTCTCGACGGACAGCGTCACGCACCTGCTGCGGTGTGACCTGCCCGGGGTCGCCCTTGTCTCCCTTGTCGCCCTTCGGGCCCCGAGGCCCTCGGGTAGCGGCTGCTGGTGCTGGCGCCGGTGCCGGTGCCGGTGCTGGGGCACTCAACTCCAGCTTGATAGCTTCCAGCTCTACCCGGCCCGAGTCTCCCGGGCAGGCAGTAGCGGACCGGTCCGAGTGTCCACGCACCTTCGACGGGTCGCCGCCGGTAGCCCACCGAGCGACCCGCATCAGCGACTCGTGCTGCGCTGGGGTGATGGCCGGGCTATTGCCGGGGATGTGCACGGTGAGTGCCTTGGACGCCTTCGAGGTCGACGCACGGCGGAGATCTCGGCCTTCCCAGATCTCGCCGTCAGCGAACACGAACGTCTGGTAGAAGATGTCTGACCAGCGCTTCGTCTTCTCGTGGTAGCGTTCGATGCCGAGCAGCCACTTCTGCTTGTCCTCAAAGGACAGGCTGCGAGGCCCAGCCCCTCCGGTGTGGTGAAGCTCGAACTCGGTGATGTCGGACACGCCACGAGTAAGCCTAGCTTTAGGCTCGCTCTTGTCCCATCCCTGACGCTTCACGTCGAGCAGGCCGTAGTATTCCTCAAGTCGTCCCATTGCGCTATTCTACCCCATCTGGGAACACGGCCTCGACCGGCATGACCCATACTTTCTTGGCTTTGTCACCCAACGGCGGGGTGCGGCGAGTGTAGTAGGCGCCGTACTCGGCCTGTAGCTGATCGGTGATCGTCTTTGCGTTGTTGCCGGGCAGCACTGCGATCTGTCCCCGGCGCACGTCCGACACGAACCCTTGCGCCTGCACGATCAACTCGTCGCCCTCGACCCACACGTTCTGGCTGGCAAACCGGTCGCCCAACGCCCACCCCAACGCTTCGAGGGTTGGGTTCGAGGATGTGACCTCGACGGTGGTGTCGACGATGCCGGACCAGTCAGGGTCGCTGAGCGGCGATTGACCTTTGAGTGTCAGGAAGTCGTTGAGGAGCCGCCAGCCGAGGTCGAGCACACCGATGTTGTAGCGGACACGGTCAGGTAGGCTGCTGGGCCCGCCGGGCCGCACCTGAAGCGTGCCGTATTCCTGCACGGTCTTGACGACGTACGTCAGGTAGTCGTGGGCGATGGTGCCGTCGTCGGTGTCGTGAATGAAGTCGAGGGCCCGGCGGTGCCGTGGATCTCGAGTTTCTGGGCGGATGATCCGCACGAGGATCATGCGTTCGGCGTGCGACGTTTCGCTGATCGACTGTTCACCGGCGATCACGATCGGGGCGTCCGTTCGGACGTTCTGCGCCACGTTCCAGTTGTCTCCGCCGGACGACTTGCTCGACTCGATGCCGTTGTAGGCGTCTCGTGCCAGCTGTTCGAGGCGGATCATCGCTTCGGAGCGGGCACCTGGTCGGTACTCGTCGAACACTACCGGGAAGGCGTTGGTGCTGCCGATGAACGCTTCGACCGCCCACGGTGTCGACGACGACAGGGTCTTGAAGATGTGTGACCCGGTCAGCACGGGGATGATGGCCTGGACGGTCGTCGTCTTGCCGCTGCCCGAGGTTCCGGCCACGTTCAGGATCGGAAACTGGGGGAGGAGGGAGCGGAAGGGGGCCGCCGCCGCCCAGGCCAGGATGGGGTCGGTGATGGCGTGGTCGTTCATGGCTCGCATGGCTTGCACGATGCGGGCGTCGCCTACGCCTTCTGACACTTGGATGTCAAGGTCTACTCGGTTGCCGTGGGGCACGTACCGGACCTTGCTGTCACCGATGGAGCCGTTGGCCCACACGATGTGTCCCTCGTGCAGCCCGGCGATGTCGGCCGAGCCTTCCTGCGGGCAGAAGATCGACTCGGCCTTGAGGTCGGAGGCGACGAGGGCGGCGTCAGTGTCGGAGCCTGCCCACATGAGCCCTCGGGCGTTGGCCCACCGGCGCAGCGACACCTTGGTGGCGAGGTCGTCAGCGAGCGCCAGATGTTCACGGCGGCCGTCGCTGACCTCGTAGGACAGGGCGCCCTCGGGGTTCTGCATGACTCGGGTGGGGCGCAGCACGAAGTCGGACAGCTGCTGCCCGGGGTTGCCGTCTCGGGTGGCCCGGTGGTACCGGCCGTTGAGTTTCAGCAGGCCCGGCATGGCGGGTTCGTACGGGCGGGCGCCTCGAAGCAGGGCAGGGATGTCGACCACTGACGACAGGTCCTTGCCTTCGGGGACGGGCACGATCTCGACCTGATTGTCGAGCGCTAGTTCGGTGGCCCACACGATAGAGGCGTCCCGCCCGGCCGAATCACCGTCGAATGCGATCAGCACCCGTCGGCCGGTCAGGCGGGACGCCATCTTCTCGGGACGTGTACCGGCCCCCGACGGCAGTCCCAAGAACACGTAGTCCTTGGTGGAGTGGGTGCCTGACCACACATCCGGTTCTCCTTCACATAGTACCACAGGCACGTCGTCGTTCTCGTCGAGCCACTCGCCGTAGAACAACGTCCACCGGCCTCGGGTGCCTGCGGCCGATTGGAACTTCTCGCCGGGGCGCCGGTACTTGTACGCCACGAGTTGCCCGCTGGCGTCGAGGTACGGGGCCTTGATCTCGCCTCGGTGTGCGCTGACCCGAAACACGCTTTCGAGCCACTCGGCAGGGATGTCGGAGATGTTGTCTTCGCGCAGCCGCATCCAGTTCGACAGCATCTCGGTGTCGGCCTCAAGTTCCCACGTTGCCATTTCGGCACGGGCAGCTTCGACGTCGAACGATCCGGTCGTGCGTTCTGGTTCGGGCGCCACCCAGTCGTCGCTGCGGTACGCAACGTAGAGGGTGCGGGCCAGTTCGAGGCGTTCGGAGAACGTCTCACGGGCGGGGTCGATCATGCCGATCAGGTCGAGGATGTCGCCGCCTTCGGTGCGGGCCATGTCGCGCCACCGGTCAACGATGCCGTCGTCTTCCTCGGGGTAGCAGGCCAGGCTCGGGTTCGAGTCCTGACGCCACGGTGTCAGGTACAGCAGGTCCCGGCCCTTGGCGGTCTGCGGTGCGTGCCCGGCCTTGTGCAGCACGTACGTGACCGGCATGCGTGCCTTGATCTCGTCAATGCCTGCTAGCTCAGGGAAGTTCATACGTGCTCCTCGTGTCCTCGTGGTGGACGTGCCGGGGATCGAACCCGGGTAACCCGCACCTGCACGTAGCCGGTGCAGCGAAGCCAACCTTCACGCCCATGTGCCCCCCGGGTTCCGGGCCCTGCCCGGGGGGCGTCTGCTGTCGGCGGCGGCGAGAGGAGAGCAAACCTTGCCCGGACCGCCTAAGGGATCAGATGTCCCAGGGATCGCCGCCCTCGACGGCCGGTTCCGGGGCGGCCTCTGCGGCCGGTGCCGGGGCGGGGGTGGGCTTCGGCTGGGCCGAGCCCGGGTCGTCCTGACGCTTGCCGAGGTACAAGTTGGTCCACTTGCCGTCCTTCGACAGCTTGACCTCGAAGCTCCACTGCTGGCCGACGGCGGTCTGCACAGCGGCGGACGAGTCGGCGTTGAGCATGGCACCGGTGATGCCGAGCTTCTTCATGTCTCGGGCGGCGAACGCCTGAGCCTTCTCGCTGAACGTCAGGTTCAGCCAGATCGTGTCGCCGGACACGTCGTGGCCCTCGGCGGACACCGAGCCCTCGGCGGCCTTGAACAGGAACCCGGCCTTCGGGTCGCCCGCCTGGGACTCACCGAAGTTGGCGGACACGATCGACCCACGGTACTTGCCGGGGGTCAGGTCTTCGGACGGGCCGAAGCCTTCGTCCACTGCGCTGTCGAAGATCGACTCAAAGTCGAAGCTCATGATTGGTTGTCACTTTCGTCGGTGTTGAACAGTTCGGTCTGATTATCGTCGTGATATTGCGGGTACTTCAAGTCTTTCCGCAGATTCTTTGCGTCGTCCTTCGCCATGATGAACGACTGGCGCCCGACCCACCCGGGGGCGATCTGGAACTCGAAGGTGACCGCAACGAGAGCGTGCCGTTCCCCTTCGCTGCCGGTGGCGTCGAGGCCAGTAACTGCCCAGCCGTTCACGACGGCATTCGGCAGGTCCATAGTCTCGGTGCCCTCGGGCATCTCGGTCTCGGTGATTGTATCAGAACCCATTTCGCATTCCGTTCAGTAGTTGGGTCAGGTTCCAGGTCAACTCGTCCGTCTCGTCGTCGATACGGATCGGGATGACCCCGTTGAAAGTGCGGCGCAGCACCTTAGTGCGGTCGCCTGCGGTGATGCCCTGACGGGCATCGACCAACAGCTCCCTGTCTTGGGTGCCGTCGCTGTTCATCTGACCTACCCGAAGGTAGGCGAGGGTGTCCATCTGCCCGGCCAGCGACCGAGCCATTGACCCCTGAATGTCAGGAATGATCTTGTCATCCTTCGTGTTGCCGAGCGCCACGAGCACGACCACTTCCACCGGCGAACCGGGGGCCTTGGTCAGGTCACGGATCTCCCGCAGCACGGGGTCCATCTTGTCTAGCAGGGTGCCCCAGTCCTGGAGCTTCATGCCGGACGTAGTCACGGCACGCTTCGCCTGCTTCTGCAACTCGGTGATCGAGTCGAGGATGACCGACCGGAACGGGTGGGTGCCCTTCTGCAAGTAGCGGTTGACCCGCTCCAGCAGTTCCCAATCGGTGATGTGAACGACGACACTGACGTCGTCCTTCACGTCGGGTGGGGGCCCGGCGAGCGGATCCCACGCTACCGTTTCACTGGCAAGCCATTCGGTACCGCCCTCGGCATCCAGAATCAGGCGGGGCCCCGGGGCCGTCTCGGCCAGTGAGGTCTTGCCTGTCTTCGGTTCGCCAAACAGCAGCAATCGCCATCGCTTGTTGCTCATTCGGTTCCTTCCTGCCCCTTCGGGCGGTAGTGGATGTCGACGATCATTTCGGGATCGTCGCCATATTGGTGAGCGAGGCAGATGTCCTGCACTCGACACTTCCAGTCACACTCGGTGGTGACGTTGAACACGTAGTCCTCCACGTCGACGGAGGCGGTGACCTTGTCGACGATGCCGGTCAGCACGGCACGTAGCTGCTGAGCGTGAGACTTGTAGGCGTCCTCGTTGAGAGGCACCCACGGGCGGGCGTAGTACGGGCCGGGCTTGGTGCGCTTCACCTTCCGCACCTGGGTGGTGCGGACACGATCGGCACGCCAGCCCTGCTCCTGACGCAGCATCATAGCGTACCGGCCCAACTGTTGGATGTGGCCGAGGCTCGAACCGAGCGGGCCGACCGTCTTCCAGTCGTCGATGATCTTGATGCCGTCGTCGGTCTCGATGAGTCGGTCGACACGGCCGTGGATGCGGACGGTCCAGCCGTTGACGTCCTTGACCGTGCCGGTGACGGGCACCTCGACCCCGATCGTGGTCTCCCCGACGTCAGCGCCGTCCTGAGCGATGTCGTCGATGTGCCCGTACACCATCACCTCGACCAGTTCACGGGCCTTCGCCACTTCCGGGTCGAGGGCATGGAACCCCTGCTCGGTGATGTAGGCGTCGGCCGCTAGGACCGGGTCAGCACCGAGGTAGTGGGCGCCGATCATCTCGTGGAACAGGGTGCCGGTGTCGACCGTGGCCCACGGCCGCTGCCTATTGGGATAATCAGGCTCGATACCCAGCACGTATTCGTAATAGAAACGGCGAGGGCAGTTGAGAAATGCCTGAATAGCTGACTGTCGAATGTCAATATGCTTCGACTGGTGGTCGATCTGTACTCGCAGGTTCGGGTCGGTCGTCACTTCTTGCCCTTCTTGTTGAGGCGCTGGCGCACCAGCCGCTGCCGGTTAGCCCACGCACGCTTCGACGCAGCGCACGGCTCGGTGCCCTCACGCTTGTGCCGCACGTAATCGTTGTGGATGTCTTCGGGACCGTAGTCCTCGCACGTCTTCGGCTCGCTCACGCCTTGCTCCTCATCAACTCCCGAGCCTTATCCCGCAGGACCTGCTCGGCCATCTCGCCCTTGGACTGTAGGGCCTCAATGACGGCCTCGTCAACAGTATCCCGAGACACGAGGTCGATGATGTGCACCCGCTCGGCGTCCTGCCCGTTGCGGTACACCCGGGCCTCGGCCTGCAACGAGTCACCGTAGCTGTAGCCTCGCTGCATGAACACGGCCGTGTCCGCAGCGTACAAGTCGATGCCGGTGCCCCCGGCAGCGAGCGTGGCGAGCGCCACCCGAGCCTGCCCGGCCTGGAACTTCTGGATGTACACGTCCCGCACGCCGGGGTCGACAGCGCCCGTGATCTGGATCGACTCGATGCCCTTCGCCGTCAGCTTCCCGGCCAGTAGCTCGACCAGCTTACGGGACTGAGCGAACACGACGATCTGCCGGTCCTCGTCCATCTCGTCGAGGATCTCCAGCACGGCGTCGATCTTGTTCGACGGGGCATCGAGCGCCACCACCTCACCGTCCGGCGAGATCACCGGCGTGGCCGACGCAATCTGACTCAGCCGTGTCAACAACGCCAGCGGGTCGGTCGCCACGAGGATCCCGTCGTCGATGGCGACGATCATGTCCTTCACCATCTTGTTGTACGCCGTCTTCTGCTTCGCCGTCATCTCGATCTCACGCACGTCGAGGACACTGTCCTCGGACAGCAGCCCGCCACGCAACGGCGGCAACGTCAGCACCTCGCCGGTGGTGCGGCGGATGAAGTTCATGTCGAACCACGACGTGAACTCCGGCTCCCGCAGCATGTTCAGGCCCATGTCCTTCGGACCCCAGTTGGTCTCGATGTACGCAACGTACCGGTTGTGCCACTTGTGCCTGGACTTACCGAACGAGTCCGGGTCATAGAACCGGCCGATCGCCCACAAGTCACCGGGCGTGTTCAGCGTCGGGGTGCCGGTCAACGCCCACCGATACTCGGCGCCGTGCGCCACCGCCCACAGGGCACGAGTCTGCTTGCTGTTCGGATCCTTGGCACGGTGCGCCTCGTCGGCAATGACCGTACGCCACCCGATCTTGTTCAGCGGACCCGCCGACCGTTCCTTCTCGGTCAGACGCTGCGACCCGTACCCGGCGACACGAGACAACGTACGCAACGCCTCCCAGTTGGCCGACACAAGGATCGCCTCGCCCGCCAGCCACGCCGCATATGCCTCTTCGAGCACCTGCTCCTTCTGCTTAGCGGTGCCGTGCACCACGAACGTGCGGACCTCCGGGTACCACACCTCGGCCTCACGGGCCCACCGGTGCTTCATCGAGTTAGGCGACACGACCAGCGTCGCACCACGAACCTGACGTGCCGCTGTCAAAGCCATCACCGTCTTGCCCGTGCCCATCTCATCACCGAGCAGCATCCGCTTCCGTTCGAGCAGCATCCACACCCCGACCACCTGATAGTCGTAGAGGCGTTCGTCCCACGACGCCACCGTCTCAGCCCCAGACTTGACGGCCTCGACCCAGCCCTTCGTCTTCTTGATCGCCGCCATCAGCGACGAGGCACGATCCGTCGGGGAGAACCCCGGCAGCTTCCCCACCTCGGAGGCAACAGCGATCATGTTCGAGGCCGTCACCGGCCCTTCCCACTCGCCCGCCTCGGCGTTGACCTGCAAGCCAGGCAGCCGAGACAGCACGTCAGCAAGACGAGACGGCGCATCCACCGTCAACCGCATCGTCTTCGGATCAGCGTCCACCAGAATCATCGAGTCAACTCCTCTCGAACGTAGTCCCCAGCGTCGCCGGGATCCTTGGCGAGGTACGTTAGCAGGTGACGTGCCGCATCCCGTGCATGGTCCTCGCCCTTCACGTACCAGCCCATCCGCTTCAGCTTGAGGTCGTCACCGAACCGCTTCGCCTGCGCCGGTGTCTGCTCCACATAGGTGACGTTAGGGCGAAAGTGACAGAACCCGTCGACCCACCCGATGATGTAGCGGGGGTCGTCCTGGTTCGTCAACTGGTGCGTGTTGGCACGCACGTCCCACCGTTCGATGATGACGGTCGTGTCCCGGGTGGTGATCCCGACGGTGCGGTCCACCCACCACTCGGTCTCGTACCGGTCACCGATCTGGTCCGAACCGAACAGCCACTCGCCGTCCTCCCAGATCAGCCACGCCAGGCCGGTCGTGCCGCCCGGGTCGATCGCAACGTACAGGTCACTCATAGTTCTCTCCCCAATGCTGGAACGGGCCCTCTGCCTGGCAGGTCAACGGGATGTCCCAACGGTGATCTTCCATCAAGTCCTTGATCTCGTGCGCCATGTCATGCTGCCCCTTCGGCACCGACAACACCACCTCGTCGTGCACCGGCACGATAATGCAGTCAGACAGCCCGGCCTTGTCGATGCGCACGAGCGCATCCTTCAACACGTCCGAGCCCGTGCCCTGCATCAGCCCGTTGATCGCCTTGTACGTCTCGTCCTCCGGCATCGAGAACCGGCGGCCCCCTCGGGTCATGACATAAGCCATACCCTCGGAGGCCGCACGCTTCCCCGCCAACAGTGCAGGCTTACCGGGGTAGTTGCCACCAATAGCATGATCGCCGGTCATGTCCCGCACCGTAGGAAACTCGAGAAACAGCTTAGTAAGGAACCCCTCCACCTCGATGCGAGACAGCCCCGAGGCGAGCGACAACGTGTCAGCGCCCGCACCGTACGTGAAGGCCAACAGGATCACCTTGGCGGTGCCCCGTCGAGGGTCAGCCTTGTCGATCGACGGGTCGTTCCACACGATCCGGGCGACGTGCGTGTACAGGTCGTCGCCTCGTGCGTACGCCTCGGTCATGCCCGGATCCTTCGACAGGTTGGCAAACAAGCGAGCCTCCTGCCCGTCGTAGTCGATCGCCCACAACTCGCAGCCCGGCTCCGGCAGCACGCACCGGCGGATCGCACCCGCACTACCCTTCGACGGCAACGTCTGCAACGCAGGCTTCGTGATCGACATGCGGCCCGTCTTCGCCCGCAGCGTATGGATCCCAGGGTGCACCCGGCCACCCGACGCAGCGAACGGTTCGAGGTACGCACCGATCCACTTCACCAGACGCTTGTACTCGACCAGCGGCCGGGCGATCTCCGGGTGCGTCTCCGACAGGGCGTTCAGCACCAGCTTGTCGAGCACCGCCTGCCCCGTCTCCGTGAAGTCCTCGGGCTTCCACCCGGCGTCCCGCAGGATCGCCTCGACCTGACGGTTCGAGTTAGGGTTCGAGATCCCCTGCGCCTGCAACAGGTCCCGCAACGTAACCGAACGTGCCAGCCACTCACGACGCACCTGCTCGGCGTACTTGTGGTCGATCCGCATGCCCCGCACCTCGGCACGGTACATGATCGACAGGGCCTGATGCTCACGCTCGCACGCTTCTGACATTCCAGCGTCAACTACCCGCTGCTGAAGGATCCGCACCACCCGCTGCGTGATGAGCGTATCGACGCACCCGTACTGCCAGTACGCAGGCCAGTCGACCGGCACCGTCTCCCACGACCAGCCGTGCACCCCCATCTCGTGCTTCAGCTTCGCCTCACCGACCGTCGCCCACCGGCCCAACTCCTCAGCCGCCACCCCCTTCAACCCGTGCCGCAGGTGCGGGCCCAGCAGGTGATGCAGAATGTAGCCGTCGACCACCTGATGCCAGTGCGGCACCGGGAACCCGTCGCCTTCGAGGGCGTGCATGTCGAACCCGGCGTTCCAGAACGCCACGGGCAGGCCCTTGTCCCGGATCGTCGAGAGCGCACGCATCAAGGGCCGCCCCCACCACACCGTGGGGACGGCCCAGCTACAACGATCGTCAGCGAACTGCACCAAGCGCGTGAACGAGTGCTGCGTCCAGTCGAGGCCACGGGTCTCGGTGTCGATTGACACCATCCCGTCAATGCCGTCGACCCACTCCAGGAACGCATCCACGTCCACCTGTTCGGTGACGAGCGTCAACTCCCACTCGGGGAGGTTGTGCTTCACGAGGCCGTCAACTGAAGGACGTTGGCCTGCTGCGCCCGCAGCAGCGAACCCTTCGAGTCGAAATCCACCCGGCCACCCTCGTCGAACTGCATGCGGAACCGCTCGCCGTCAGTGTAGATGTCGCCCGGCTTGCCCTCGTAGATCCCTCGGGAATCGAGACGCCACCCGGTGTCGGGCTCCTCGGCCTCCTCCTCCTCCTCGGGCTCCTCGGGGGCAGCGCCTGGCGCCGCCGGGATGACATCGGCAGCGCACGCAGCGTACCCGGCGATGTCCACGAGATGATCGAGCAGATGCGGCGACGCCTGAATCCGAGCCACCTTCACCAGCACCATCATGATCGCCGTGTCGTACGGCGTCACCTCACCCCGCCCCTCCAGATACAGATTCCAAAGGTCAGCGATCCGCTGAAAGTTCTCCTCGGGCGGGGCATAGTCTGCGTTGCGGTCAGACATCACCGCCCGCTGCGTCGCCTCGATCACCTGCTCACGGCCTGTCGTGTCACTCATCTGGTCCCTCCTGCTCGGGATCGTAGTTGGTCTTTCGGGCACGGCGCAACACCTTACGCTCGTCCGGGGTCAGCCCTCCCCAGATACCGAACCGTTCGTTTCTTGACAACGCAACGTCAAGACACTGCTGCCGGACATCGCACCCGGCACAAATGCCACGAGCGAAAGCGATCACGTCCTCGTCCTCCTCCTCGAAGAACGCATCGAGCATAGCGGCCGTCTCCGCAGGGTTCGCCACCCACGAGACCGGCGAGCATGCGCCCGTGATCTCCCGGCCAGCCACCGGCTCCATCGCATCAGCTTCCATCATCAGCGGACCGGGGAGGAATCGAACCCCCCAACAGCGACCACCACAGCGCTGCGCTCCCGCACGGTCCCGGCCTCAAACATCCTCAGGGTCAGGGTCGAACCCCCACCCCTCGTAGATGTCATCGAGGTCAAAGTCATCTTCGTCGTAGTCCTCATCAGACAGGTGCCCCGTGAACCCCTCCGAATGTCGGGCACCCGAGTCATCTTTCCACTTGCCATCAGGGCCCATCATCCCCACCTCCGCAGCGGATCGTACCGCTCGGGCAGCACCCGAGTCAGGTGGGCCGTCAGATACGCCCACGCTGCCAGGATAAGGGGCTTTCTCCAGTCCGTCAACGACCGGGCGAAAGACTGCGACAGCGTGTCCCAGCCCCGCCGCCACGCCAGCCAGTCATAGGCCACGACGTAAGCGGCGAGGCCGAGCCACGCCCGGTCACCGTTAGACACGGCGGGCCGCATCGCCGGACCCGTTCGGCTTCTCGACCATGATCTCCGGTCGGGGATCCTTCCCGCCCGGCAGGCGGGCGCCCGAGCGGGACGCCGTCACCGGCGACGACGGGGTCGACACGGTCAGGCCCAGCAGCACGCCCAACAGGGCGTGCAACTCGTGCATCTGAGCACGAGACAGCCACGGCACGCCCGGCGCCTCGATCTGCCAGCGCTCCATGTTCTGCATCGGGATCTGCATAACCTCGATGCGGGCACCGGCCGCATCCTCAATAACATACGGCTCATACTTGTTCATTTCTGACTCCTAACTGTCAGTACTCTACGGACTTCGGACGGGTAACACGACCGCCACCGGCGATCGCAGCGGGATCAAGGCCGAGGCCCTGCCACCACGCCGGGCGGCCAGGGCCTCCATTCAGGCGACGCTGCTCGGCGTCGCGCTGACGGGACAGCTTGTCGTAATCCACCGGACGGCAGTACCGGCACGACGGCGGGCACGCATCGGTGCACACTTGATCGAGATCAGACATGGACGTCGACCCCCAACGGCGGCCGACGCTCAGCGAACGGCATCAGCAGCCACGAACGGGGCGTGTGCGAAGGGTCGATGGCCTTCAACATGAGGTGCACGTCCTCCAGATCATTCATCCAGTAGGACCGCTCCTCATTGTCCATCAGGTCATCTTCCTCCACGGCCTGATGCACCAGCGGCAGGGCCTCTTCAAGGACCCGCAGCACGGCGAACAGCGTGTTCGAGTTGATCCGGACATGAGTCTGGGTTGCAGTCATTTCATTTCCTCTCGTAGGGGGTGTGTTGGGTACAGTAGTCGGCGGGTGTGACACGTGCAAGTCACCCGAGGTCGATCGTGGCGCCAGCCAGGATCAGGGCGCAGGCGACGGCACCCGCCACCAGCATGAACACCAGCACCTGACGCTCAGTGCGAAACATCACAACATCCCTTCATCAGTGTCGTACATAGGTGACCCGTCAGGCGACAGCACCACCACCACCCCGCCCTCAGCCTCATGCAGGCGGGCCCGGGCGATCGCCGTGCGCACCGAGGGGAAGTGCTCGGTGACCTCACCGAGGACCGGGTGGTCAACATCGAGACGGTACGGGCGCACGTCCCGCTGATACTGGCCGGGCATCAGTAGTGCCGGACCGAGCGGTCAGTGATCGAACGCCCGGCGATGAACCCGGCGCCCTTAACAGCGGCCGGGCGGTACTTCTGCACGGCCGGGGCCTTACGGGACAACGACGGGAACCCCTCGTAGGCCAGACGGTCGCTGACGTACTCGCCGGGCGTGTCGCCCGCCTCGAACGCATCGAAGGACGGGCCGTCAGCGAGATCGTCGATCCCGACGCCGGCGGTCGCAACACAGATGCGGTTCGCCTCCCGGTACCAGTCCTCGAAGGTGTCGTAGTTGTGGCTCATGGTGGTGCCTCCTCAGGCGGTAGTGGTAGTGCCTGCCCCGGTCGTGAACCGGAGGGCCGGGCGGTCCCGGTCAGGCCGCTGCCTCAGCAGCTAGTCCAGCAGGCATCCGGCCCGAGGACGATGCTCGTACGGTACGCCATCAGCGCCAACAGCGCCAACAGCCCGAGCAGGAACAATGTATCGAGCAGGCGTGACATCACACTTCCTCAATCCAGAACAGGTGCGGCACCAGCAGGCCCCGAGCCTTCAGCCCCTCGTACACCTGCACACCGATACGCTGAATCTCGCCGTCCTCGGGGACCTCCCCGAGCGTGTCCACGAGATCGTCGTAACCCTCCAACTGCTCGGTCCACAAGTTCGACGGGATCAGGCACACCGTGCGGCGGCGCTTCGGGGCGGACGCTGCAAGCTGCACCGGCGCACCCTGCACACTCACGTTCTCCACGAGATTCGTAAGCGTGTCGACGTACGCCTCGGCCGTCTCCTCGGTGATCTCCATGTCCGAGTACCCGATCACGTCATCAGCCTTCGCCTCGCACGTCAGCCAACGGGGGTTCGTGCGGATCGCCTCGGGCAGGTCCGGGTCGAAGTCCGGATGATCGACCACGTTCCCGAGGCCCTCCTCATTCTTGACCACCTTGTAAGCCAGATGCTGCCAGGCCAGGCCCATTTCCTCGCAGATGGTCCGGAATCGGCGGTTATGGTACCGATTCTGGCGGGACACGTCCTTCACGCCCCGGGTGATCGCAACCGTATGCGCCGCCTCGTGGATCAGCGTCTGCAACAGGCGCACCGGGTGCTGCGCCAACGTCTCAGCAGCGATGAACACCTCGTGGAATCGGTCGACCGGCGCCTCGGGGTCAGCGTCCGGCATGCGGTACGTCGACCAGTTCGGGGACAGTGTGACGTGCCCCAGCTTCAGCCCGGCACGCTTACCCTGACGGCCCGAGCCCGTGATAAACACGACATTCGGGATCACGTCCGGGTGCCGGTCGTGAATGTCGGACCAAGCCGATTCCAAGGCAGCGATCGTGTCGCTGCCGAGCGCAACCGGGCCGGTCGGGGTGGTGGTATTGGTCATGGTGGAACCCTCCTCAGGGTGGTGGTAGCGGCGGGGATCCATCCCCGCCCCGGGGACACTAGTCCCAGATTCTGACACTCGCACGTCAGGACGGTGTGACATTCGTCACACCGACCCGTGAAAGTAGCTCGACACGAGCGAACGAACGGGGACGGCGGGGACGGCCGGGGACGCCTCAGGGGATGACGATTCCGCAACAGGATGCGGCAAACTAGGGTCCGTCCCCGGTATCCCCGGAAACTCAGGGGGGTACATGTGAGGATCCCCGGGCACGTCAGGAAGTGCCCCTATGTCCCCGGACGGGGACGGCGGGGACACGGGGCCGGGCACCGTCTGACCCGCCCGGCGGGCAGCATCCCGATACGCCAACCGGCGGTCGGGATCGCACGGCACCCGCCCCGAATCGACATGAACGTGCCACACCTCGCGGGCACCGCCCCGGCCGTGGACCCGCCACTCGGGCAGGATCCCGGCCCCACACTCACGACACGGCCGGGCCGTCACCGGCCGAACCTATCCGTAAGGGCAGCGTCCAACGCCCACCGGTCGGCGTCACTGTGGGCCGTCTCACCGTAGAACACGGCCGCCACCCCACCCGCCACGGCGTCGACCACCCGAGCCCGGCACCCGTCCGGCGTCGCCTCAACCCGCCACCGGCCGCCGTGGACGGCGTCCACCCCGTACCCGGCGCCCGTCATCGCAACGTCCCCGGACGCTCGGGCAGCCCGAGCAACGCACGCTCCGCCGCTGACGCCTCAACCGGACCCGGCGCCCCCGGATCATCGTCCCCGGGCGGTAGTTCCCACCCGTAGGCCCATCTCTCAACACTTGCACGGCGCATAGACGCCCCTCTCTCTCTCTCTCTCACGGCCCCCGGTCGGGGGCACGTCGCCCCCTGCCCCGGCACGACCCGGACGGCGCCCGTAGCGCCCGGCAGGGGCAACCCGTACGGGT